GCTTGCTCTGCGTCTTTTTGAGCCTTGTATTCTGCTTCTTGCTCTGCCGCAGTCTTAGCGGGTTGGTCATCAGTAGCAGGGCGATCAGTGAAAATCGGGCCAAGCACATACTTGGTGTACCACTTGCCATCAATCTGCTCAACGCCTTGACGCTGGCTGTATTGATAGACTGTGCCACCAGATGCCTGTGGGCCTTCAAAAACAACATCAGCACCCAAAGAATTTAAGATTTCTTCAGTTGTTTCTGCCCATGTCGGGCCACCATTGGCTTTGATGTAAGAACGAAACTCGCTCTCAAACATCACTTGCCCGTCTTGTGTTCTGATTTCCATGATGCTTCCTTACGCTATCGCCAAGAAAATGAATGTCCCACCATTGGCATTTATTGCCGCTGGTGCTGTGCTACTGATCTCAAAACCAGCAGAGTAGGTGTCTACATAGTCGGTGTTGGTGACTTCTGCGGCTGTGCTATTTAAGAGCAGATATGGGTCGTTACCAGCAACAATGCCCCTAGCAGAGTCCCACACATACCAAGCACCTGTGCTGTCGGTGCGCTTAATCAGGACGAACCTTGCGCCGCCAGTGAATCCACAGTCAATTTGTAGAGTTGTGCCAGTTCCTGTGTATGAACCAACCTTGCTCACGCCAGCGCAAGTGGCAAACAGGTACATCACATAGGTGCTACCGCTAGTGCTGTATGCCCCTCCCGCAACCGTTACTGTTGTCGATGTTGGTTGCGCCGCTAGGTTAACTCCGCCTGAGTAATTTGCTGTGCTACCAGCAATTGTGTCGTTCAGTGTTAAATATGTGTGTTGAGTGCTGGTGAAGTTTGTATCATAATCCCAATCACCAGAACTACTACGCTTCTTCAAAATGATTGCTTCTGGTGCAACTCCTAAGTTGTGAGTTAGAGCAATATCGTTATTCGTCCCGTCATAGCAAACCACATCCATAAAGCCGGGGGCACGGCGCATAAACCAGTTGATAAAAGTAGAAGATGAATAATTTGTTTCTGTATCACCGCCCAAAGAAACGCCATTCATAACAGTGCCAAAAGCACTTGTTCCTAAAGTGGCCTCACCAAAGTTTGCATTTGACCTTAGATATAAATCTCCCCCTGCAAGACGATTTATCCAAGTTGCGGGAGTACCCGCCAGATTTGATCTAGGTTGAACAACATACAAATCAACAGGGAATGAACTTGCCACAGTGGCATTTGCACCTGTACCCGTCCTTGTAACTGCGTCATAAACACTCGTCCCACTCGTAGGCGTTTTCATCGGCCCACGGCGAATGGCAACATAAATATAGCTCTCGGCATCAACACCTGTGTCTGTTGTAAACCCTGTTGAAGTTAATTGGACAAAAGAGGTATTTTGCTCTGCGTTCGACAGATTGGGACGCAACTGAGGAGAAGTAGGCGAACCACCAGACGCAAGAAAACCCCTCATGTTATCTACGATGCGCCAGTCTCCTGTGCTACTTGAAATCTTGTAAAGCAAAAACTGAGGTTCGTACCCAAGATTTACTGTCGCATTGTTTGGAGAAGTTCCGCTAGTCGTAAACGACCCACAAGAAATCACATTGTCTGTGCCAGTCAGTCCAAAGCCACCAGCATCGTGGGCGAATAGGTAGGCTATATAGGTTGCGCCAGATGCGTTTGTTTCTGCCGCAAAACCTACTGTAAATTGTGTTGCAGTTGGCGCCGTGTTACTCCAAGGCGAAGAACCATAAGCAACAGCATTAGTTAAATTTAAATAAACAATGCCCTTGTTTTCTAAACCTGGAGTTGTTTGCAAAGAGCGATGATAAACGCCCCAACTGGCTGATGAGTCAGTCCTCTTAATAATCATGCAACCTGGCACAGAACCAAGATTGTGATTAATGGTCTGTGCAGACCCAGTACCCGTGTAAGTCACAACATCAAAGAACTTAGCCTGTTTCCTAAAAGTCCATGAGGCATAGGTAACATTGTTGTAATTTGTGCCTCTAGTCGCTGTGGTTGTCCCGCCTTGCGTAACAACAAACCCAGTAGTAGAAAAAGAAGATAAGTAGTCGTAAGAACTTCCACCTAAATCTTCAGCATCTGTTAAGTTGCTTGCTAAGGCATTGTTGTTTGTGGCACTAGCACCCGCACCACGGGTTGTGTCGGTCAAGATATGGTTTGATGCCGCACTCCGACCTTTAATCCAAACAAGACCACCTTTTGTAGAAAGGTCGATGTTGT